CAGGATCATCTGGATCTTCCGGTTCTGCTGGTTCAAGTGGTACATCAGGATCATCAGGGTCTAGTGGATCTGCTGGATCTTCCGGTTCAAGTGGAACATCTGGATCATCAGGATCTTCTGGATCAAGTGGTACATCCGGTGCTAATGGTTCAAGTGGAACGTCTGGATCAAGTGGTTCATCAGGATCATCAGGATCTGCTGGAACAAGTGGTGCTAATGGTTCATCTGGAACATCAGGATCTAGTGGATCTTCTGGAACATCAGGATCTAGTGGATCTTCTGGATCTTCTGGGTCATCTGGTTCATCTGGTTCTAGTGGAACATCTGGTACATCCGGATCTTCCGGTTCTAGTGGTTCATCAGGATCTAGTGGTACAAGTGGATCTTCTGGATCTAGTGGATCTTCAGGAACTTCCGGTAGTTCAGGATCTAGTGGTACAAGTGGATCATCGGGAACAAGTGGATCTTCAGGAACAAGTGGGTCTTCAGGATCTAGTGGGTCTTCAGGATCAAGTGGTACATCAGGGTCTTCAGGGTCAAGTGGTTCATCAGGATCTAGTGGATCTTCTGGATCGAGTGGTACATCAGGGTCTTCAGGGTCAAGTGGTTCATCAGGATCTAGTGGGTCTTCTGGATCTAGTGGTACAAGTGGTTCATCAGGATCTAGTGGGTCTTCTGGATCTAGTGGTACAAGTGGTACAAGTGGTTCATCAGGATCTAGTGGGTCTTCTGGATCTAGTGGTACATCAGGGTCTTCAGGATCTAGTGGGTCTTCTGGATCTAGTGGTACAAGTGGTAGTTCAGGTACATCAGGATCTTCAGGATCTAGTGGTACAAGTGGTAGTTCAGGATCTTCAGGATCGAGTGGATCTTCCGGATCTTCAGGAACAAGTGGATCATCAGGTAGTTCAGGATCTAGTGGGTCTTCAGGAACTTCTGGTTCTTCAGGAACTTCTGGTTCTTCTGGTTCTTCAGGATCTAGTGGATCTTCTGGATCTAGTGGTACATCAGGTAGTTCAGGATCTAGTGGATCTTCTGGATCTAGTGGTACATCAGGATCTTCTGGATCTAGTGGTACATCAGGATCTTCTGGATCTAGTGGTTCTTCAGGAACAAGTGGATCTTCAGGAACTTCCGGTTCATCAGGATCTAGTGGATCTTCTGGATCTAGTGGTACATCAGGATCTTCAGGATCTAGTGGTACGTCGGGATCTTCAGGATCTAGTGGATCTTCTGGATCTAGTGGTACATCAGGGTCATCTGGATCTAGTGGTACATCAGGATCTAGTGGTACATCAGGATCTAGTGGATCTTCTGGATCTAGTGGTACATCAGGGTCATCAGGATCTAGTGGATCATCAGGATCTTCCGGTTCTGCTGGAACATCTGGTTCTAGTGGAACATCTGGATCAAGTGGATCTTCTGGTTCTAGTGGAAGTTCAGGAACATCAGGATCTAGTGGAAGTTCAGGAACATCAGGGTCTAGTGGAACATCAGGATCTTCCGGTTCTGCTGGAACATCAGGAACATCCGGTACTAGAGGAACAAGTGGATCTTCCGGTACATCTGGATCTTCCGGTTCAAGTGGAACATCTGGTAATAATGGCTCATCTGGAACATCAGGTTCAAGTGGTTCATCAGGTTCAAGTGGAACATCAGGAACATCCGGTTCAAGTGGATCCTCTGGTTCATCAGGTTTAAGTGGAGTTAATGGTATTGATGGATCTTCCGGTACATCAGGTGCTAATGGTTCATCAGGAACATCTGGCTCTAGTGGTTCATCTGGTACTTCAGGGTCAAGTGGTTCTGCTGGAACATCGGGTACATCTGGATCTTCCGGATCAAGTGGATCATCAGGATCTTCCGGATCAAGTGGTTCTGCTGGATCTTCGGGAACAAGTGGATCATCAGGATCTTCCGGCTCTGCTGGATCTAGTGGTACATCTGGATCTTCTGGTTCTAGTGGTTCGTCCGGATCTAGTGGATCATCTGGTACATCTGGTGCTAATGGTTCATCAGGAACATCTGGATCTTCCGGTTCAAGTGGTTCAAGTGGTTCCTCTGGATCAAGTGGTTCCTCAGGAACATCCGGATCTAGTGGATCTTCTGGTTCTGCTGGTTCAAGTGGGTCTTCCGGTACTTCTGGAACATCCGGTACTTCTGGCACTAGAGGAACATCTGGATCGAGTGGAACATCTGGTTCTTCCGGATCATCTGGATCAAGTGGAAGTTCAGGTTCAAGTGGTACATCTGGTAATAATGGTTCATCCGGTACATCTGGATCTTCGGGTTCAGCTGGGTCTTCTGGTTCATCAGGATCTAGTGGATCTTCAGGAACATCTGGATCGAGTGGATCATCTGGATCAAGTGGAACATCCGGATCTTCGGGTTCATCTGGAACATCTGGGTCATCCGGTTCAAGTGGTACTTCTGGATCAAGTGGAACATCTGGATCTTCAGGTTCATCTGGATCTTCTGGGTCATCAGGATCTGCTGGAACAAGTGGTAATAATGGTTCATCCGGTACTTCTGGGTCAAGTGGATCTTCGGGTTCAGCTGGATCAAGTGGAACATCCGGTTCAAGTGGATCATCTGGTTCATCTGGATCTTCTGGAACAAGTGGTTCATCCGGTAGCTCAGGATCGAGTGGATCTTCTGGAACAAGTGGGTCTTCAGGATCTGCTGGAACAAGTGGTAATAATGGTTCATCTGGTACTTCTGGATCAAGTGGATCTTCTGGATCAAGTGGATCATCTGGTTCGTCTGGAACATCTGGATCTTCTGGAACAAGTGGTAATAATGGTTCATCTGGAACATCCGGATCTTCTGGTTCAAGTGGATCTTCTGGATCATCAGGAACAAGTGGATCTTCTGGAACAAGTGGTTCATCCGGTAGCTCAGGATCAAGTGGATCTTCTGGAACAAGTGGTTCATCCGGTAGCTCAGGATCAAGTGGATCTTCTGGGTCATCAGGATCTGCTGGAACAAGTGGTAATAATGGTTCATCTGGTACTTCTGGATCAAGTGGATCTAGTGGAACATCAGGTAATAATGGTTCAAGTGGAACATCTGGATCAAGTGGATCAAGTGGAACATCTGGATCAAGTGGAACAAGTGGTTCCTCCGGTAGCTCAGGATCAAGTGGAACATCAGGTAATAATGGTTCATCTGGAACATCTGGGTCTTCAGGTTCATCTGGTTCAAGTGGATCATCAGGATCTAGTGGAACATCAGGTAATAATGGTTCATCTGGTACATCCGGATCTTCTGGATCAAGTGGATCATCTGGGTCTAGTGGGTCATCTGGTACATCAGGATCTAGTGGTTCATCAGGATCTAGTGGAACAAGTGGTAATAATGGTTCAAGTGGTACATCTGGTTCTAGTGGATCTTCTGGGTCTAGTGGGTCATCTGGTACATCAGGATCTAGTGGTTCATCAGGATCTAGTGGAACAAGTGGTAATAATGGTTCAAGTGGATCATCCGGTTCTAGTGGATCTTCTGGTTCTAGTGGATCTTCTGGTTCAAGTGGATCTTCAGGTTCTAGTGGCACTTCTGGCACTTCTGGAACATCCGGTACTAGAGGAACAAGTGGATCATCCGGTTCTAGTGGATCAAGTGGATCTTCTGGAACAAGTGGTACAACACCAGCTAATCAAGTATCAGGAACAGGATCTTTACCATATTTAGCTTATTGGAGTTCACAGACTAATTTATTATCTACTAAACAACCAGCTACATTAGGATTCTATTTTGATAGTAGTTCTGGTAACAAATATGCGATAAACGGTAATACTGTTAGTACATCAACACTTTCTATATTTAATAGCAATCTTGGAGTTTATATAACACCTCCTACGACAGTTACCTTAGGAACGACATTATTTACACAAGTTGATGGTGTTTTACACAATCAATATGATATATCAGAGGGTTATATTCATTACTATTCTGGTGACTCATCTGATCCAAATACGAATTTATTCACATCACGAGTAGGTTCTGATCAGTGGTATGAGTTTGCTCCTGCTAACTATGGGGATATTACTAGTCTTAATAGTATGAAATTAAATATTAGTAAGTTTGGAGTTAGATTTGGAGCTTTTTCAGTTGGTGTTATAGCTAGTTCGGATATTCACGTTGGTTATAACAGCGAAAAAACAGGAACATTGGGATTTGATGGTCTGACCTCAGGTAAAGTTACGGTCACGGTTAATGACGTATCCGGTACTTGGACTATGACATTACCAGACACAGCTGGATCTTCTGGTCAATTCTTACAAACAGATGGTACCGGTATTACAACTTGGGCAACTGCTGGTGGCGGAGGTGGATTAACTGGTTCTGGTACGACAAACTACTTCCCAAGATGGACTGGAGTTTCTTCTTTATCATCTACTTCATCAATTTATCAAGGAACTGAAAAAGTTGGTTTAATCGCAATGACATCACCAGCGGCTGAGTTACATATTGATAGAGGTACTGGTAATTCATCTTTCATTAAGTTCACTACCGGAACTACTACTGGTCAAACTTCAACAGATGGTTTTGATATTGGTATTCAAGGAACAGGTATAGCAGAGATTAATCAAAGAGAAAACAATGACCTTGTAATCTACACAAATAACACAGAAAGAGTTAGAATATCTGGTTCTACTGGTTCATTTGAGTTTGGTGGTTCTGGTGTTGCTTCAAGAATAAATGAATTCTCATTTGCTCCTTGGCAGTTCCAAGCAGGTACTCAAGGTACTGCTGAATACTCAAGAGTTATTTCTGGTACACAAACAAGTAACGGAACTTTAACAGAAATATACACAACAGGTAACTTAAATACAAACGCTAGAATTAGTATTCCAACTGGTAAGATTATTGGATTTAACTGTGATATTGTTGCTTATAATATCACATCTGGTTCTTCTTCCTATGTTAGACGAAGAGGTTTAATTAGAAACTTAGCTGGTACTACAGCTTTGATAGGTAGTATAACTACTGAAACAATACATTCTAATTTTGCGGCTGGATCTTCTGCATCGGTAAGTGCAGATAACACTAATGATGCCTTAGCTATTTTCGTTACCGGTGTTACTGGTCAAACTGTTAGATGGATGGTAACCACAGAACTATATGAATTAGGATTCACATAAAATTAATTATTTAATATGCCTTATATTGTAGAAAATTCAGACGGTATTTTTTTTGAGAGTGATATTTACATTACTCCTACTACTTTTAATTTTGGAACATCAAGTGATGTTGCTACTTCTTTAACATGTAGTGTTTATATCGAAAGAGGTGGATTCTCTGTTGCTTCGAGTGTAAATAATAGTGGTTATTTATATGTGAATTCTAATTTTCATATTAATAGTGCTGTTGACTTTCCAATTCAATTGCTAACAACTGTAAGTGGTGGAGTTTCTCTTGTTACTAAACCATCCGATCATATAATAATTGCTAGCTTCTCAAATACTAATAATAATGATATTTGGTTGGGTACATCTTCTAGAATTGAAGGTAAAGAATTAATTATAAGAAGAGTGGATGGATCTACCGCAACCGTTAACATTAAATCATCACAAACTGATATAGATGATGGTAATGTTTTAACTGGTATGGTATCTCAATTAACACTAAGTAATGTTGGTTATTATAGATTTGTTAGAATAGGTGGTTACTGGACTGTAATGACATGGGCTTAAAATTTTTATAAATAGACTATGAAGTATTTATTAAGAGAATTAAATTCTGGTACCTTTTCTACATTAAATTTGAATACTGGGGTTTGGTCTGCAACTGCTAGTGGAGATATGTCTGGTGATGGATTGAATATACCTTTATTCTCATTTAAAGGAACCAATTATAGAATACCAGGTTTATATATTGGTGGTACTGTTAGTTGTGGAAATTTATATGCTAATGGTCCTTGGGCAGTATCTGGATCTATTATGTATAACTCTAATAGAAATAATACAACTACTATAACACGAGGAACTAATTATCAGATAACTGATATTTTCACAAATCAGACAGTTCTTCTACCAGCAAGTCCTAAAATTGGTGATTATGTTTGGTATGAGAATCATAATTCATCAGGTGGTCGATTTGTTGTTACCCTTAGTGGTAATGGAATAAATATTAGATCTTCTACTAATAGTATAGCCGCAACTATTTTACAATTTGGACTTTTTCATTATGATGGTACTTACTGGAATCATTTATATGAACCTTAAAAATATAATTAAATATGGACTTTTATAACGAAGATTATCTAAAATTTAATAGCCTTTATATATCATCTGATGGTACGAGTGCTGGTATAGGAACATATTCTAACTCTTTGGGTTTTATTTGTGGTTCTGTATCTGTTGGTCTGACAACATCTACTGGTGGAGGTGCTTCTGCTTCTTTTGTGTACGCTCCAAGAACAATCTCTATGTCTGGTAACACTACCTATAATCCTGGTACTAATTCTATTTGTTATATTAATAAAACAAACACATCTAACTTACTTCTAACAATAGCAACTCCATCAAATGATGGAATTTACTTAATTTTAAGAGTTATTTCTACTGCTTCTGGTACAGTTACTATTCAACCTTCTTCTACACAAACAAATATACTAGAAAGGGGATTCTCATCTAGTAATGCTACCGCTTCCGTTAGATTAAACGGTACATCTGCTCCTACTTCAATAAAAATGGTTTATTATTCTAAAACATGGTATGCGATATGATATCTAAAGATGATAATTTAACAATTTATGATGATAAAATACTAACAGATATTGGATTTGAGGTTATGATGGATTGGGAAATTCCTATAATGAAATTAATGTCTAAAGAAGTTTGTAAATTTGGAGGTGATATATTAGAAGTTGGTTTTGGTATGGGTATTTCAGCAAATGAGATACAAAAACATCAAATAAAATCACATACTATAATAGAAATAAATTCAGGTATTTATGATAAAGCTAGAGAGTGGGGTTTAGACAAAGAAAATATTAATATAATAAATGATGATTTCTTAAACTATCTAAGGTATACTACTGATAAGTTTGATGGTATATTTTTCGATCCTTATCCATCTGAAATACTTGGAGTCGGAGAAGATAATTTTATTTATGGTAAATTATTTTTTGACGGAATAAAAAAATTATGTAAAGATAATTGTAGAATTATTCCTTTTCTACCAGCTTGTAGTAAAAATTTAGACTACTTAGTTGATTATGTTCCTTTAAAAAGTATAGAAAGTTATTTAGTTGAATTAGATAATTCCGTAAAAACTCAATATTTTTCAGGAGATAAGGCAAACGTTTTTGTTTTTAATATATAATTTATGGACTACTCAAAAGATTTAGAAATAAATGGTGAAATCTATAATTATAGATTTGTAATAGAAGGTAACAGCGAATATGAAACTGTTATAATAACTAAAGATGGTTTGCCTTGTGGTAGTTGGCCTGAAATAAATTATGATGATTTAGGATTAGTTTGTCAAGATATAATGGATTATATTAAGTTAGAAAGACTATCTAAATTTTGTGTAATTTCTGAAAATATTGATCTTTTTAACATATACAAAGATTATGGTGTGCAACTTTTAGAATTTTATACTACTCGAGAAAGAGAGGTATTAGCACCTATTCGTCATTATGCATGTTTCTATGATATAATTTAGGTTTGATTAATTAATATATACTCTATGGAAATCAGAAAATATTTTGAATTTGTTAAAAGTGATTTTGATGCTATAAAATCATTCTACATAAAAGATGAGTTATCTCAAAAAGTTTGGGATGATTTTAAATTAAAAGATGAAATAAAAGAACAATTAATTACAATTGGTCAAGACTTTTTTGAGAAGATAGAAATTGAAGTTGATGTTAAAGATATAGTATTTTGTGGATCTCTTTGTAATTATAATTGGTCTGAAAATTATTCAGACTTTGACTTACATATTATCATAGACTTTAATGATGTTAATGAAGACTATGAATTAGTTGAAAAGTTATGTGATTATGCTAAAAAAATGTGGAACTCACAACATGATATTAAAATAAAAGGATATGATGTTGAAATCGCTATACAAGATGAGAATGATTTAAGTGAAACTTTAAAAACAACAAGAATGGGTGGTGTTTATTCTTTATTAAATAATAAATGGATAAAAAAACCTACTAAAGTTGAATTTGAACCAGATGAGAATCTAATTAAAGAAAAGTCTAAAACTTTAATGATGAAAATAGATGATATTGAGGAATCCGATAATATAGATTATGATGATTTAAAAGAAAAAACTGATTCTGTTTGGAAAAAAATAAAAGATTTTAGAAAATCTGGTTTAGAAAGTGAGAGTGGTGAATTCTCTATCGGTAATTTAGTATTTAAATTACTTAGAAGAAATGGATACATCTCTAAAATTATGGAAATTAAAAAAGATTCATACGATAAACAATTTAAATAAAATGATAAAGATATCTGAAATAGAAGAAATATTTAATGAAGTATTTGATGAGGAAAAAGGGATGGTAAACTCAGTTGAGACAGTTTATGAGAAGCCTGATGAAGAATCAGATTTTCTAAAATTGATAATATCTATACACGGATTAGCAACAGAAGATGTTTCTATTATACATACAAAGTTTATATTTAAATGTGATTTAGGAAAAAGAAATATTATAGACAAATCATTTATTTATCTTTTTGATATCAACTGTGTTTATCACAAAATGGAATTTAGAAATATTTTAGATTTAAAGACTAAAATAGAAGACATTATTGACTCTAATAATTTTGGATCTGATTTGCAAATCCTTTCAGATTTTATTGAAGCTCCAGCAATGTTCTTAAATTATTATATGCGTAGAGCAAAAATCACAGATTATTCAATTTTTGATGTTGAATATACGCCTAAGTTTAAAACAACACCTTGTGATAAAACCACTTTTGATTTTAAATTTAACATCAATAATAACTATGATATGGAATTATCTATTTCTAAGGTAGATAGAGCGAGTGATGCTGAGGATAATATAGATACATATAAATTTCAATTCCGTTTTATGGATGAAATACAAACTGTTGAAACAGATACTCTTAAAAACTTTCACTATTTTATAGGTAGTAATATCGCAAAAATATTAGATAGAAAATTAAAGAATAAATAATGAAACATCTAACTAAGTTCATTAATTACTTAAATGAGTCTGTCGAAGATATAACTGATTTAACTAAAGAAGAGTTAGATGAGTTACTCATTCCTATTACAGATTTAGGTATTGAGTATTCCTTAACTGATTCCAGAACTATAACATCTGGTGATTTTTCTGGTTTTAAAACAATGAATATAAATTTTAGGCATTATTTCCAATTAGGAGAAGCCGGTGGTTATACTGAGCAAATAATAGATACAAAATTTTGGGATTTTTTAGAAGAACTCATATCTCTAAAAAATCGTTTAGAAAGTGTAAGAGTTTCGATTAATACTAACTGGAGACATAATATAGTTGTTACTTTTATACAAAAGACCAAGGTTGAAGGTGACCTATTTTTAGTTCAACAACTTTATAATGAGATGAATAAAAGAACAAATGTTTCTAAAAGTGATTTTACAAATAACATGACTAAGAAGTTAGACAAAGAAAATTTAATAATCACTGTTAACTGTAATGGTAGTTTGGAATCAGCTTCATACACAGATAGAAAATGGAATGGTCTTTTCAGAGGTATAGACTTTTCTAAATTCAATGTTGAAAAGGAAATTACTGAAGATAGATTTGGTAGTAAATCAGCCGTTGTTACAATTAATTTAAAAAGTAATCTGTAAAAAATCCACACAACTTTTTTTGTTTTATTGTATATTATATATACATTTGTAAAAATAATTAACACTTGGGGATGTCTTAGAATTGATTTGCGGACTGGTGGTAATTATGCAGGTACCGGGTGGTTAAATGACCGGTTAATAAATTAGGTAACAAATTTGTAAACGGCAACGTTAATGAAGTAGGAACTCGTGAAGATTTAGTAGCGACTCTACAAAACAACATGCTCTTGGTAGAAGAGCCTTCTATGGTCTAACCGACTATTAGATGTATCAAAAATTCTCCAGCCTGAATCACACAGGACTATCAAATGTGAGACAGTTTTTTGTTACTAATTAGAGTCTTTCAAAAAAAGTAAATACTTTGTAAGTTTAGAGAAACTTTCTAAGCCTGTGAATGAGTAGTTATTAACAACTGAAAAAGACACCGGGGGCAGTACCCGGTCATCTCCACAAACAAAACCCACTCTAAGAGTGGGTTTTCTATTTTTAAACAATTCATAATATTTAGATATAAGAACTATGATAACCAAATTTCAAGGAAGATGGCATTTCCTATCTAACTTTTATCCATGTGAGATTGAACATAAAGGAATTAAATATCCTTCTGTTGAACACTACTATGTTGCTATGAAAGTAACCGAGATTCAACTATTTGACGGTGTTCATTATACAGCTGGTGATTTTAGAGAGTTAATATCTAAAGTTAAGTTACCAGGTGATGTAAAAAAAATTGGACAAAGAGTTAAAATAAGAAAAGATTGGGATGATAAGAAACTTCAATTTATGGAATGGGGTGTTAGAGAGAAATTTAAGGATCCTAAAATCGCTGATTTGATGTTACTTACTGGAGTTCAGGATATGATTGAGACTAATTGGTGGCATGATAATTTCTGGGGTTCTTGCTCTTGTCCTAAATGTGGTGATAGTGGTCAGAATAATTTAGGTAAGATTTTAATGACTATAAGGTCCGAGATAAGACAAAATGTAAAACCACTGGAAGAACAAATTAAAAGTAAATAATTTCGATAGTAAATTCAATTACTTCGGAGGGAAACTATATATTTTTATATATAGTATATGAGAAAATTAAAAGACCTTTCTGATTCTGAAAAATTAGAAATTATAAATCAAAGAAAAATAGGAATAACAGAAAAAGAAATATCAAAAAAATTTGATATTTCTCTGAGACAATATTATAACTTATTAAAGTTAAATAATATTGAACAAAAATCTAAAGTTGTTAGATATAAATTCAATGAAGATTATTTTGAAACTATCGACACTGAAGATAAAGCTTACTTTTTAGGATTTATTGTTGCTGATGGTAATATTAGTGATAAGACAAATACTATTAAGATAATACAAAAAGAAACGGATATACTATATGAATTTAAGAGGCATATTAATTCGGATGGTATTGTATTCACATCTAAGAATAGAGATATCTCAAGTTTTGGTATATCATCTGCTAAGACCAAAAATGATCTTGAAAAGTTAGGAATACATTCAAATAAAACAATGGTTGTTAAATATCCAATTATTCCTGATGATTTACAAAATCATTTCATGAGAGGTGTCTTTGATGGTGATGGATGTATTACATTGAGAACTGATAAAAGAGACAATCAACAAAGAGGTCAAGTAAACATATGTTCTGGTAGTCATGACTTTATAAAAGAATATTATGATAAATTGGTATTATTTGCTAACTTATCAGGTAAAAATAAAATTAGATGTCCTAAAGGAACATATCATGTAGTTGATTGGGGCGGTCTATCTGATGTTGAGAATATTTATAACTATTTATATAAAGATTCAAATATTTATCTTAAAAGAAAAAAAGAAACATTTGATAAAGTAATTAGTATAACCAGAAATAAAAATAAATATAGAAAATAATATGGCGTGTATTTCATATTTTGGTGGCAAGAGTTCATCAGTATTCCAAGAGTTTATTAACTCAAAGATTCCTAAGACAGGAATCAAAACATATTTAGAACCTTTCTCTGGTTCTATGGGAACGTATATGGATGATGATTCTCTTAAATTCGATACAGTCATCTACAATGATAAAAATCGTCACCAGGTGAACTTATATAAGTGTTGTTCAGAACCTGAAACATTTGTTAAATACTTAGAAAGACTAAAGGAAACTTTGTTGAAAACAGATGAAACTGATCCTCTAAAAAAGTGGGACTTCTATAAAGAGATTTACAAGAAATATCAAAAGAATGAATTTCTTGATAATATGGACTTTGAGATTGGTAACTTTGGAAAAGCTGCAATTTATGCTTTCTTAATCACATCTGCTCATAACTCAGTTTATCCTCGTGGTGCTGGTTTCAATGGTTATAAGAAAGATAAAGACCGTTTGAAGTTAGAAGTTCTTATTGATAAGTTGAAAAAGAACAAATATACAGCCAAGTTATCTACTATTACAGAGTTCAATAATATTGATTTTGAAGAACTAATTAATAAATATGACTCAGAAGATACTTACATCTATTTAGATCCACCATATGCTCGTTTTAACGAAGCTAAAGGTGAAGATGATGCTAAGAGATTATTCTGGTATGGTTCAGACACCGATGGTGTATTTGGACCAGCTTCTCATAGAAGATTATTAGAATTAATTAAGAAATCTAAATCTCGTTGGTCATTATCTTACTACTATTTTCCTTTATTAGAAGAATTATTACCTAGAGACCAATATATTTGGACCGAGAAAGAAGTATTTAGAAGTTCTGCTCAAGGCGGTAATAACTCTGATGTTAAGAAAGAACAAACTAAGGGAGTTGAATTATTGATTTTGAATTATGATCCAATTACTGGAAAAAAATTAAACATACAAGATGGACTATCCGCTACCGAGACAGAGATATAAACATTATAAAGGTGGTACTTATGAAGTAATCACTTTAGCTACTCATACAGAAAATGGTGAAAAGTTAGTAGTTTATAAATCTGTTAATTTCGGTTCTATTTATGTTAGACCATTAGATATTTGGAATTCAACTTCTGAAGATGGTCATAAAAGATTTCAATTAATATAAATGGCAATATCTTCTAATACCAGTGTATTTAATATAAATAACACATCAAGCTCAACCGCAATAAATGTTGATTCAGATGGTGTTACAGTTATCAGTAAGTTAGTCTTATTAGATGAAAAGACTGGTAGTAAGTGGCAAATTAAAATATCAGATGGTGAGTTGATAGCTGAGCCACTTGAATTAGAAGATAAAAGGGATTGGAAAATTAAAAAGATATTAAAATAAAAAATCTCAGAGAAATCTGAGATTTTTTTTTAGAATGGTGCTTCGTCATCATATAAACCTTCGTCATATAAGAAAGAAAAAACTATAGTAGGTTTTGACATCTTGTCTAATTTATCCCAAGTATCATACATTTCTACTTCTGAGTCATATTGAGCAAGTATATCTTTTTTAAGTTTATTTGCTACCTCAAAAACTTTGATAACTTCTTTAAGTTCCTCTCTTCTATTTAAAGTAACTGTTATTGTTATGTCCATTTTTATTGTTTCAACAATAACATTGTCAATTCCTGAGTTTCTGAACATTTTTCTAAGCATAGAGTTTAGATTTTCTACTTCATCGTCTTCGTTATATGATGAATCATCATCGTCATATGAAGTTGAGTCATCATCATAATCATAACCCCAATCATCAAAGTCGTCTTTTTTATTTTTGTCTAATTTATCATTCATCCAAGCGTCTTCATCTTCTCTATGTTTAGAATCATCATCATCATTATCCTCAAAGAATCTCCAATGTTCTAAGTATTTTTTAATTTTCATATTATTTTAATTCTATTTTAATAAATGTATCTACTAAAAGAGCATCAGACTCAATTTTATGTTTATTACATATTGTTTGTAGTATTGTTAAATTGTCATAGATAGTTTCTATGTCTGAGTCTTCTACATCAACTCTAACAAAAACTTTACCTAAATCTCCAACAATTTTTAATGGAAGACCATATATACCACTCTTGAAATCATCTATGGCTTTTTTGTTTTTTCTAAATACTTCTTGGTCAATTCCTACTTTTCTAGTTATAGGTAAACTGTTCCAATTAACTTTAATAGATGCTTCACATAATCTTTTTAGAAAAGATATGTTTTGTAACTCTCTACCTGTGTGTTCGTTTTCATAACCAACTGATATATTTGTACATTCTGCTATATCATCCATAAATGATGCTGAATCTGTGTAAATACCAGTTGTGTCTAGTGATAAGTTTAATCCACTTTTATTATATTCTTTACATAAAGCAGTTCCAAATTCATTAGAACAACATTGTCTTCCTAACTGATGTGTGATAACAGAAGTAGTTCTTCTTCTATCAAATGATACACATTTCTTTATATCTTTTAGATAATCAAATTTACCATAAGAACCGGCTAATGCATTTGATCCGATTCCACCCCTTTCTTCTCCTATGAAGAAGTAGTATAATCCTGGTATATTATGAGCCATCATATATAACATTACTGTTACTCCTGATTTATCATCAGCACCAAGTATTGTTGATCCGTCTGTATAAATTATCTCATCAGATCCTTGTTGCTTAGAGTATAAATTTGTTACTTTTTGTTCTCTATCAGCCGTGTCTAAGTGAGATGTAAACATCACTTTAGGTTGTTCTCCTATTATTTTGTAATAGTTTCCGAATTCGTCTTCTGTTAAAGGTGGTAAAAATTTAAGAACCTCTTTTTCGTGTCTACAATCTGAGAAGTGTGGGTATGTTTTCTGAACTAACGATAAGAATGTTGATCTTACATCTTTTGGATCATAAACAAATTCTTTTTTCTCAATTTTATTTACAGAAGCTGATGTTGGTGATTGTCCTTTACTTAAAGACGTATAATCATTCGCAAATTCTGAAATATCTGATTGTGTAAATAAATTCTTAAAATAGTATCTTATAAAGTTGCCTATTTTCATAGGTGTTACTTTACCATTAACTGTTATATTAAAGTGATAATCATTTTTAGAAACATCTACATCCGTTACTCTTAAACCATTAAAGTATTTACTTCCTGGTTCAGTCATATACATTAACTCAAATGCTAAATATGAATCATTATCTTCTAATTCCTTAAAAATTTTTAATATCTTTTCTGAGAATTTTATTTTTGGTAATTGATCACTCATTTTCTTATAATTTATTTATAGTTTTATATATTAAATTTAAATAATAACTTCTTCGGAATTGTTATAATCTACTTTTACTTGACCATCATTCATCCCAGGTTCTTTTTTCACAAATCTAGACTGACAATAAACAACAGTTACATCATTTTCTTTATTTGCTTTACTGTTTTTCTTTGCTAATTCAGCTGCGTATTTGATTACTTCTGGTGTTGGTAGATTCTCTCTTACTCTAATTACAACGTGACTTCCTGGAAATCCTTTTGCGTGCATCCAAATATCTTCTTTATCAGCTACATTAAATGTTAGGTAATCATTTGATTTAGCATCTCTACCAATAAATATTGTATATCCAAAGTATTCCTTTTTCTGAATACTTGGAAATTTATCCTTTTTTGATTCGTTAAAACTATTATATCTTTTAATCATATCTTATATATTAAATTATTTAAAACAATAAAACCCTCATATGAGGGTTTTATTGTTATTATTATTTTATAATTAAATACTAATAGGTTCTGTAGCAAATTCTCCGAATCCACAACTAAATGTTAAAGATAATGTTGTAACACCTCCATTCCAAGTTCCACTATATTCACTAGCAGAGAATGTAAACCCTAATGTTCCAAGTGTTGATGCTCCAGGTGCAGAAACTTTAGCATCATTGCCATTATAATACTTTCCTGTTTCAGATGGTGCTGTAAATATTAATGTATTTCCTGATACTGAAGATGTAACCCCAACCGGTACTGCACTTACGTTAGCATTTAATGTAGCTAATGCTGTTGATATACTTTGTGTAGAAGAGAATGTATATCCACCTGCCCCGAATACGTTTACTGGACCAGGCCATAAAGATATCTTAAGATTTGTTTTAGTTGTTCCACCAGATGCGGTTCCAGAGAACTCAAATTGAGCAGTTGCTGGTGTAAAGGTAGCTGTTGATGGTAATCCACTTGCAGTTGCTGCTTCAATGTTTGCAGAAAAAGTAAATGAACTATTATTATAATATCCATCAGACAAAGATATTGTTTGTGATGTTGTTAATCCACCGATGCTTAATGTAGATGCTCCTCTTAATCTAAGAGCTGTGATGTCTAATGTTAAAACATCATTTGTGCTGTTATAACTTACCGAGTTAATATTTACGTAGGGTCTTGACATATTTTTATTTCTTATTTTTAGTTATATATTTCTTTTTAAAACTCATTTTTTTCTTTTTTCTTTATTTACTAACCTTTATAGCAAAAAAAAAGACTCGTTTCCGAGTCTTTTTTCTTTTAAGATTATATATCTTAGTTAAGGAAGCCAGCAGCATCTTTAACTTTGATAGTCATAAACTGCTTTTGTGGGAACCAACCAACTTCAGCAACTGCGTATCTTGAACGTAACAACATTCTTGGTGCGAATGTAGCTTCAGAGATAACAGAGATTGACTGAGCCATTAAGTAAGGTACGAAAATGATACCTGGTTGGTCAGGATTGTTCTTTCTACCAAGAACGATTCTGTTGTCATTATATTTCATATATGGATCAACGTAGATAGAGATATCTCCGATTGAACCTACAGGGTATAATTGTCCAGATGCGTTCAATTTAGATCTAACTGGATTGATAGTGTAACCAGCGATGTCTTGAAGAGATGCAGCAAGACCTCCGTTAGTAATTACATACTGAGCTGGACCTACACGACCTTCAGTTGCGATGTAGTTAGAAGCGTGAGCAATCTTAGTGATAAGCTTACGTTGTACAGCGTGAGTAGTTTCACCACCGATACCACCACTTAAAGTAACGTAGTTAGTATCTAAGTCAAAGATAGTTTGACCAGTGATACCTGGAGAAGCAGCACCTGTGTAAAGAGGAGCAGCTGTTCTGTTAAGATCACCCATCTCGAAAATCTTAGCAACGATTTGTCTAGAGATTGTTTGAGAAAGTTCGTTAACAAGAATACTTTCCATTTTTTGTACGATATCCATACCAGTGTTAGCTTTGATATCTTCGATTTCAGTTCTTCTAAGAGCTGAAGATACTTCAACAGTACCAACTGCGATTGATTTAGAAGAGATTTTTGGTCCGATTACACCAGCATAACTGTTGTCATCAGCCTCACGACTCATTGGGTATTGACCATTGAATCCAGAACCAGCTTGAGTCCAGTTTGCAGAGAAACCTGGGATGTGGTCTTCAAGAGCTGATATTAATTCGATAGATGCGAATCCTGATCCAATTGCAACACCAGCGATAGAAGTGATTTGTGAAATCATTGACGTGTTAGCAGCGAATGTGTTTCTGTTTTGATCAAATCCCCACGTAGCTGGAGTTGGAGTAGTAGTATAAGGATTAGTTCCTGTGTGAGATGTGTTAGCTTGTCTGTAAGTCTTAAACATTGGGAAACCATCGATACGAGAGAATCCTAAGAATTCAACAACTTCTTGTTTAGATGCAGTTGCATTTAATGTAGTAGATACAGTGAATCCTAAGTTCAATACACCTGTAGTACCTATAGAGTAATAGTAAGGTCCGTTTTGTAAACCACCAGAAGACTGAAGAACAGTAGCACCGTTTCCAGTTAACATTGCCGTAGCAAGTGCAGATGCAGTAGCACCAGCGTTTAACTTGAATACTTGTGGTCTTTCGTCAGCGTTTCCTAAGTTAGAATCATCATAACGGAAATCTACGTAAAGTAAATCGATTTTTGGACCTGGAGTAGGTTTAACAGCTACTAAATCTAAACCGATTGTTTGAGCTGCTATTTTCATAGCTACTGGTAAAAGGTTTTGACCAACATCTCCTGAACCTAAAGTTCCTGAGTTTGATGACCAATTTGTTCCTAATGTGCTACCTGCTAATGAAGAAGGATTTGGTGCTGTAACAGCTCCCATACCTGAAACGTTAGAAGCGTTAACATATGCGTTTTCGTTGATTGAGTGAAATTCGGCATATTCAGCCATCCATTCAACTCTTTCACCTGTAACACCCATGTTTTCCAAAACTGGAGACCACTTCTTGATAGCTTTTGATTTGTCTATTCTAATGTGTGACATATTAAATTTTTATTTTTTTTTGTTATCTATATATAACCCTTGCCCTATCTGTATTTCGATATAGTGGATTTTTTATAGATTAAATGTTTCTGAATCTTTCTAAGATAGATTGAGCTTCTTTATCTGAAAGTTTATCCTCTTGGATTAAAGCTTCATGAGAAACCAATTTCTTAGTAACTGATTCATTTTTCTTCAGATTTCTTGTTGACCAAAAATGTTCAACTTGAGATTCTGTCATTAAAACTTCTTCAGGGTAAAGTCTAGCTTGTGATAAGATAGATTTTTTACCAGATTCAGTTAAATTTTCCCAGACTGGCTTAACGTTTTCGGGCATCAATCTGATTACTCTTTCTTCAAGAGTTTCGTTTTTAGTTGATAGTGCTTCAGAGATTAGACTTAATACATCCTTAGATGTGAAATAACTTCTTTCGTTTATGTGAAGTTTAACAGTTTCCTGTTCGTCGTCTGATAGTGCATAAAAACTATCTACTTGTGACTTGTTTAAGAACTTTAAGAAGTTCAAGTCGGTTGTTTCAGAAACTTTACGTTTTTTAGCTTCTTCAATAAGTTTATTAATTGATTCGGATAATTCAGAATCTTCGTGTCCACCAACTTCATAGTTATGTGAATGAACTTCTTCTTCATTTTCTTCATTTTCATCTTTGTGTGAATGAACGTGTGATGGATTTACTTCAGTAACTCCATTGTATTCATTTTCTTCTTCATTTTCTTCGTGAGACTCTTGGTTATAAGCTTCTTCATCATTCTCTTCGTTTTCATCTTCAACATTTTCAAATCCTGCTGCTGATAAAGAAGGGAATGCATCTTCTGTTGATTCGTTTAATTTACCACCATTTAATTTTTCAACAATCATTCCTTGGTAGTTAATTGATTTGTCAAGATTTTCAGCGATATACTCAGAGTAAGCAATATTATCATCTAAGTGTTCAGCGATGTATTCAGCGTAAGCGATGTTTCCTTCAACGTGCTCAGCTAAGTATTCAGAATAAGCAATTGAGTTATCAACGTGCTCAGCTAAGTATTCAGAATAACCAATGTTCTTATCTAAGTTTTCAGCGATGTATTCAGAATAAGCGATATTCTTATCTAAATTCTCAGCTAAATACTCAGAGTATTCAATGTTTTTATCTAAATTTTCAGCTAAGTATTCAGAGTAAGAAATGTTTTTATCTAAATTTTCAGCGATATACTCAGAATAGTTAATGTTCTTATCTAAGTTTTCAGCTAAATACTCAGAGTATTCAATGTTCTTATCTAAGTTTTCAGCTACATACTCAGAATAGTTAATAGCTTTCTCAAGATTTTCAGCTAAATAATCATTGTGTTTAACTAATTTCTCAGTAGTTGTTCTAAGAGTTTTATTTTCATTTACTATTATCTGAACTTTTTCAGCTAAATAGTCAAGATATTTAACAACTTGAGAATTAGAGCTATTTAGCTCTTCATAATACTCTAAAAGTTGTTCTAGTTTCTTAGGAGTTAAGTTACCCTTAGAAATTGCCGATTTGACTTCTTTCTTAGTAGTAGCAAGTTCATTTACTAAATACTTAGAATAATCAGTCAACTGTTTTTTTGTAACAAAGTCGTTTGTGTTCATGTTGAATAATTCATTTATTTTTGACTCATCGGACATTTCATATATCCTAAAGTTAGATTTTGGGTCGTTGTAACCTAATGACTCGTTTAATACTTTAACACTCATTTTTGCAGATGCAAATCCTGGGTCAGCAACGATGTCATATGTGAATAATTTTTTAAGTGAAACAGAACCATCAGACTCTGTGATACCCGCTGCTCTTGAAGATACAAACACAGGACATCCGTCATCAACTAATGCCTTTGCTTCTTTTCCCCAATAAGTACTAAGTAATTGGATTTCACCAGAAACAATATTCTGTTCTTTGATGTATTCGGCTTTTTTGATTATGTGAGAAGCTCTCGCCAAAGAGGTGTCAAAAACATCTGGGTGGTCGAACTCACCATAAACAGCACCTAAGCTGCTCATTCTTTCATTTAACTCATTCAAAGCTGGTAAGAATTTATCTGCAGTGTAAATACGTTCATTACGATTTTTTACGCCAAATTCTGTGAACGTACCACCTAATACATATTTTCCATTTGTAGAGGAATTTTCTCTTATCAGTGAATTAGTTGAGTTTTCTACTATTAAAACTGGTTTCATTTAAAATAATTATTTTTTAAAGTTCAGAGTATATATAAATCACTATTTATTCAAAAAAAACATAGGTGGATTTTTTATGGACACTCTAATATCTTTTTAATAAAAGGGTAATTTAATTACCAGAGGAAGACAAACAGTTTTAATAAATACCTTAAAATTTTCTGGTTTTTTATGATCCTTACAAGAGAAATAAATATTAAGATTACTGAGTCTAATTATCAGTATTATGAGGATATGGGATATGATGTATCTATTGGTGAATTTATAACAATACCAATAGAATTAATTTCTAAAGGGTCTCATCACAAAATAACTTGCAAATGCGATAAGTGTGATGTTGAAAAAGAAGTTATTTATAAAAATTATATTAAATACGATAATAATTGGGGAGAATATTTTTGTAGAAAGTGTTCAGAGTATAAAAGAAAGAAAACTTTACAGGAAAACTTTGGTGTAGATTATCCTATTCAGAATAAAAAGGTGATGACAAAGATGAAAAAAACACTACTTAACAAATACGGTGTTGATAATATATCAAAGAAAACTAAACAAATTGATAATTCTCAATAAGAGTCATGTATGATTCAATTTATAGAAGGAGAATTCTATACTGGACAGATAGAATTCTCAAAAAATGGAAATGCTTCCATTAATATCGACAACAAACAAGTTTTTATATACAAAAAAAATACACTTAACTCATTACATTTAGATACTGTTAGAGTTCAACTATTCAATGGTGAAAGAAAGATCGAGGCAAAAGTTGTAGAAGTTATATCAAGATTTAAAACTCAATTTGTTGGTCGAGTCCAAATAGGAAAAAAAACAACATTTGTTGTTCCTGATAATCCCAAAATTTATACTGACTTTTATATAAAAGGTGGCTTAGTTGCAAAAGATGGTCAGAAAGTGGTCGTTGAACTAACTAAGTGGGAAGAAACTAAATCCCCTCGTGGAAAAATTGTTAAAATATTAGGAGATTCTGGTGATAATAACACCGAGATGAATTCTATTATGATAGAATATGGTTTACCTGTTGAATTTCCACAAGAAGTTATCAATGAGTCTGAATTAATATCTGAGGTTATATTTCCAAAAGAAATAGAATCTAGAAAAGATATGAGAGATGTGGTAACATTTACTATTGATCCAGTTGATGCTCGAGACTTCGATGATGCTCTTTCCGTTAAAATAATATCTAATAATAAATTTGAGATAGGAGTTCATATTGCTGACGTTGGTCACTATGTTAAACCAGGTACTAAATTAGATGATGAGGCTTTTAAGAGAGCCACTTCTGTTTATCTTGTTGATAGATGTGTTCCGATGTTACCAGAAAGATTAAGTAATGGAATATGTTCATTGAAACCTAATGAAGATAGATTAGCTTTTTCTGTTGTATTGACTATTGATTCTGATGGTAAGATATTAGATAAGTGGTTTGGTAAAACAGTAATACATTCTGATAGAAGATTTGCTTATGAAGATGCTCAAGAAATAATAGAAGGAGCTGATGGTGATTATTCTAAAGAAGTTAGATTATTAAATACATTAGCTCAGAAAATTAGAAAAAAGAGAATTATGGATGGTTCGATTGAGATGGGTGGTATTGAAGTTAGATTTAAATTAGCAGATGATAATAAAAAACCAATAGGTGTTTATTTTAAACATCAAAAAGAGTCTAATAAACTTATTGAAGAGTTTATGCTATTGGCTAATAAATATGTTGCTAAATTATTAAATGATTCTCAATGGCATAATGTTTATAGAATTCATGATACTCCTAATATGGATAAACTACAACAACTAGTTAGTGTTTGTAATAACTTCGGGCATGATGTAAAAATAGAAGGAGAAGGAGATGAGTTGAAGAAATCAATTAATCAACTTTTATTGGATATTAAAGATACTCCTGAAGAAAATATGATAGAAACATTGGTGACAAGATGTATGTCTAAAGCCAAATATACTACAAAAAATATTGGACACTATGGGTTAGGGTTTACTCACTATTCACATTTTACTTCTCCTATTAGAAGATATCCTGATTTAATTACTCATAGAATATTATTTGATTATCTAAGTAAAAAGAATCAAGGAAATCCACAAAAAGTTGAAGAACAGGCTCAATGGTGTTCTGCTAGAGAACTTATTGCTGCGAAAGCTCAAAGAGATTCAATTAAATATAAACAAGCTGAGTATTTAATTGATAAATTGGGTAATGTATTTGATGGTATCATTTCTGGTGTTACTGATTGGGGAATCTATGTAGAACTAGTTGAAAGTAAGTGTGAGGGTATGATTAGATTTCAGTCTATTGGTAAAGTTAAAGTTGATTTAGAACATTATACTGTTACTGATGAGATTGGTAATAAAATTCGATTAGGTGATCCAATTAAAATTGTTGTTAAGTCGGTAGATTTGGAGAAAAAACAAGTTGACTTTACTATTTTCTAATGGAAAAGACATTCGAGATAGAATTATTTAATAGTAAGATAGATGACTATGAGGATATTCTATCAAGATTTTCAAATTGGAAAGAAAATAAAAGAGAAATAAATCTTACTCAATTACTAGAGGATGGTAAGAAAATTGAATTTCAAGTCGAGATTCCAAATAACCATAGTGTTTTATATGTTAGTGCTTCTGATGATTTTGATGTTGCTATTACAAGTCTTGTGAATGTGTGTTCGGTGATACAAAAGATGACGTTTGTAATCCAAAACAACAAAGTTCTTAAATTAAATGTTGAAATAAAGTTATTGACAACTAAATGGGGAAAAATAATATCAAACCTATTAGAATCAGGTATAGATTTAAAACTTCATCAACATAAAAATATAGAAGAAAAAATAGATAATTTTTATTTTCAATTTCCTAAACAAGTAGCATGAATTTCATAAATGTAAAAACAAAATCTACTCAGAGTGAAATCAATGAGATTTTATTTACTATGTCTGTGTCTGATGTAAAAAGGATAGAAAATTTATACTCAAGTTTTGATTTTGTTGAATACACAGATGATAATGATTTAGAATGTATGTTTTGTGTTATTGATGATTATCATCTATCTAAATTATCTGAATGTTATAAAGGATTTTCTATAAATTTTGAGTTTGTTGATTTAACTAAAGAAGTATTCTATGATATTCCTTTTAGAATTACTTATAAGAATCAATTTAAAAAGCCTATTGTATCAAGAGTAATAAACTTAATTAGTGAATTTAAATTCAATTATACTGATATTGATATAGTTCTTGATAAGATAAACGAAAGAGGTATAGATTCACTAACTGATTTTGATAAAAATGTCTTAGAGAGTTTTTAGAACTCAAATTCTCCTCCGCCTTCTGCTTCTCCACCGCCTTCTGCTGGTGGTGTTTCTGCTGGTGCTTCCCCACCCTCTGCTGGTGCTTCTCCACCTTCTGCTGGTACTTCTCCACCTTCTGCTGGTACTTCTCCACCTTCTGCTGGTGCTCCTCCTTCTGCGGTAGCTGCGGCAGCTATATTCGATGCGTCTTTTGTCCAGTATTTTTGATTTTCGGCTTTATCTTCAGGTGTCAATTTAAATATCTTATCCATAATCCATTCAATATGGAAGTAAGGTTTCTCTCCGTTCATTACACCAAGTAAAGTTCCTACGATTTCAGATTTCTTTGTTAGATTGTTTAATTTCTTCCACTCCTCGAATACCTGATTTGTGTAGAATTCTACATCAATTTGATTCATAAGCATCTCATCATCCTTCAGTTCAGGAAATTCAATTAACAGTTGAAGTCTAATTGGTTTAACAATTATTTCTTTAAAATTGGCTCTTAATCTACTAACAAAGTTGTGAAATTTAATCTCATCTCTTGTCATCTCAGCTGCGTCTGTTATAAGATTACCACCACCGTTATCACCTTCAAATCTACTTATTGGAATTTTAGATGCTCTTTTAAGAGCTTTATAAAACCAAGATAACATAGTTTCATCATTTAAGTCGTGTCCTTGTGGAGATACTAATTCCATATTAGGTGTACCACCGTCTCCTTCTGGAAACCAAATTTGTTTGTTATATGGTAAGTGTTTAGCTCCGTTAATTTGTAAAGTACCTAAAGACTCATCCCATTCTACTTCTTCTGAATAATCGTGTATTAGTTGACCAATTTGTTCTTCAGCTCTTTGTCTTGATAAACCTTTAATTGGAATAGTAAATTTCTGATAAACAGTTGCGTTTATGATGTTAAACATAATTCTTGTTTGTTCAAGAATTTTTAATTGGTTATAAGGTTTTATTAGTCCCTCTACATAAGATGTCTCAGAATAGTCATTCTGAGTTGAATATGAAATATAAACAATTTGTGAATCTAAAAATATTCTTCTTAATTGAGGATCCTCAGGAAATTGAATCCAAAGATGTCCTATCGCTGGTTCATAAGCTGGAACTAAAGTCTCAGGTCTTAATCTGTTAAATCCGATTATATTTTTCTTTTTATCATCATAGATTATCTCTATTGCTAAATAACCATCAATTAAAAAGTCTCTCATCATTGACCAAGCGGTAATGTTATCTGAGAATCCGTATTTGTTGTATATTTTCTCGAAGTATTCTTGGTATTTATCCTTTATTTCTTGAGAATAGTCTGATGATAATGCTTTTGGTGAACAAAAGTCTCTATCATCGTTGTAAACAATTGATTCATCAGTTAGTGTTGATACGAAGTCTCTAATCTCATCTTTAATGGAATATTCTCTTAGGATTCTTCTTTTATCAGCATATGATTTATCAAGGTAGGGAATTGATTTTCTGTTTAATACGGATGATACTGCTCTTTGTGAAAAGAAATCGTACATACTATTTCCTTTCGATGCGTAAGGATCTTCATTTATACCAATACCTACTTGATTTCTGATGATCATATCATCATAATTCATTCCATAATTAGAAAGAGTTCTTAGAATTCTACTAAAAAGACCTCTATTCTCTATGGCTGAATTCATAGTAAGACTAGAATTCATTCCGGATTCGTTGTATGTTGCCATTTATTAACTAAGGTATAAATTTAGATTATATATTAAATTTTAAATGTCTCTCCAAACTATCTACCATATTTGATTTGACTGTTTCTTATTCTTTTAATGTGGTTTGATAAAACATTATATTTGTCTGTTAATTCTTTATTTACATCATACCATTCACTTATATTACTTATCATAAGCTCTTTATGTCTCTCTTCTTTTGTAGAGATTTTAGCTTGCCATATAGTAATTAGTTTTTTCGGATCATAAACATTTTTAGGATGTTGTGAATATAGAAATCTTGGTAATATCTCTAAGTTTATTTTATGAACTAAAGCTATTTGTATTGAATTGAACTCCATGAGAGCATACTCAAATCCTAGTCCTTTTAATTCGTTATACATTCCCTCATAGGAAACTTTAAGAGGTGTGTCTTTTTCTATATCTTCATCTCTTATGTACTTATCAAAAATAGCAACTCTGATTTCAAGTGGTATAAAGTTGAAGTTTACGCAGTATAGTACTATTTTATTGGAGAATTTTTTACTCGACGCTACAAAAACTGGAGACCATTTCATCCAATTTGAGTCATCTTTGTAGTGTAGAAAGTAAAAATTACCTTCTTTAATATTTTTTACTGGCATATTTTTTACCAAATCATCACTTTGTTGATATTTCTCATAAAGAAAAAGAGAGTTATTTCTAAAATTATCTTCTATCCCATTACCATGTACTAATAGACTTAGTTTTACTCTTTCGTATAAATCACCCATATGTTGGAAGTATTTTATTTATATATAAAAATAAAAGCAATGCTTAATTCTAAACCAAATAACTCTAATTATAATCAAGGAAACTACATACCAAAGTTTAAAGATAAAGTCATTAAACTAAACACACAAGGTGGTGTTTATTTTAGAAGTTCTTGGGAGAAAAAGATTATGACTTGGTTAGATAATAATTCAAAGATTACCAAATGGGGAGCTGAGTGCATGAGAATACCTTATCAAATGACACATTTTGAGAATGGAGATTCAAAAGTTAAAGAACATTGTTACTATCCTGATTTTTACTATGAGATGAGATTAGAGGATGATAGACTTAAACAGGTTGTTATTGAGGTGAAACCTATGAAAGAGTATAAAATGGTACAAGACTTAAATGAAGGTAGATTGACAGTTCCTGATAAAGGATTAAAAAAACTTAAAAACTTTGAGTATGATTTAAAGATGGCCTATAAAAATAAAAATAAATGGGAGACAATGATAAATTGGTGTAATAAAAAGGGATATGAGTTTATCATTATTACTGAGCTTCACTTAAAGAAATTTAGTGTCTAAATATTTCTATAAAAATTTGAATCATTAATATTATATAGAATGGTGGTGTTAATCTAAACCAAATAGAAGCTAACTTTTTATTTATATGGTATATTGGAATTCTTATCAAAACTATTCCTAACATAATTAGGAATGTATATTTCATTGGTGTGAATAAACCAACTACTAACCACATCCAGAAAAGAACTTTTGTGATATAATAAACTAAATCTACTTTTGAGTTTCTATCTCTTTCTGTAAATCTTTTATCCAATCTTTCGTAATTCAGTAAATAATAAATATTACTCCATACGAATAATAGTGATAGTGTGTATATTATGATGTTAATCATTTTCTGTAATAATTTCATTCATATTCACTAAGTTATTTAATTCATATTCTTCTAATATAATGGTTTTTTTATCCAAAAGTATATTAAAGATAGAATCATTTATAAAAGCCTCTACTTCACTCCCCGATATTCTTTCGTATCTGTTAGGAATTTGATTTGAGTCTCTACCAGCATATATTCTATTAACATACTCATTTCTTTCTTTAGTATCTATGTGTAATGTTCCTCCAATCGGTAAAATATTATTATCAATACTTGACTCTTCCCAGATTTGTAAAATAGCTTTATTCATAGTGAAAAAATTTACTAAATATATGGTTGGTGATAAACAAAGTTTACTTTATTTAATAAAATAAAAAAAACGATATATGAAAATTAAATTAGAGTACATTTGGTTAGATGGGTCTGAGCCCCAACAACTCAGGAGTAAAACTAAAATTGTTGATAATGTGGATTCAATGACACCATCTGACTATTCTGTTTGGTCATTTGATGGAAGTTCAACATTACAAGCAAAAGCCGGAAAAGGTGAAAACACTGACTGTTTATTGAAACCTGTATTTGTGACATATGATCCATTTAGAAAAGGTCCAAACAAATTAGTTTTTTGTTCTGTATTGAATCCGGACGGAACACCACATTCATCAAATATGAGACACAAATTGGCTCAAAAAACATCTGAACTTGGTTTAAATAAACTTGAAAAGTCAGAATCGCCATGGTTTGGTTGGGAACAAGAATATACTCTTACTCATAAACCTGAGGTTCCATTTGGAATAGGAGAAGGTATTCCATTAGGATTCACTTTAGATCCACACTCAGGATATTTATCAAACACACCAAGACCACAAGGTGATTACTATTGTGGTATCGGAGCAGACTCTGTGGTTGGTAGAGAAATCGTAGAAGAACATATGAGTATGTGTATGGAAATCGGATTGGAAATTTCTGGAATCAATGCTGAAGTTTTATTAGGACAATGGGAGTATCAAATTGGTCCAGTAACACCACTGAATGGATCTGACCAAATGTGGGTTTCGAGATATATTCTACAAAGAGTTGCTGAAAAATGGAATACAAATGTGTCTTTCCATCCTAAACCGTTAAAGGGTGATTGGAATGGAACTGGATGTCATGTTAATTTCTCTACTAAAGAAATGAGAGAAGAAGGTGGATTAGATATCATCAAAGAAACTATGTCAAAATTAGAAGAAAATCATAACAAACACATTGAGGTTTATGGACTTTTCAATGATATGAGATTGACTGGAGAACATGAAACATCTTCAATTCATGATTTTAGTTATGGATTTAGCACAAGAGACACTTCAATTCGTATTCCAGCTCAATCAATCGTTGAAGGAAAAGGATATTTTGAGGATAGAAGACCATCATCAAACTGTGATCCTTATTTAGTTGCTGAAAGAATGTTACAAACTGTTTATTCTGAAGTTGAAACTGAAGCTTAATATAAATAATAAAGAAAAAACCACTCAAATGAGTGGTTTTTTTATTTTAAATATGTTTTGAATTTTTTACTTTTGTTTCTTCTGTTTTAAGATTGATATTAGAGTGAGTGTAGTCCCATTCCGTCATTCGATCCTTCTATTGAGATTAATTTAATTAGGTGGTCGTTATCACCTTTTTTCTTATAAAGTTCGTTATAACCTTTTGCTATACCTCTCTTAAATACTTCTGTGAAATAAGCAAATGCGTTAACTGATTTATCTTCGTTAAAATTGTACCAGTTTTGGAACATATCTAATAAACCCGATTGGTAACAATCTAACTTATCATCGTTAGACCAATATCTCATTTTTTTTATCGTCTTTTTAGCTAGTAGTTCTAACATTTTTTCTGCGTTTCTTGTTAGTTTTCCTTGTGCTTTAGATATTATTACTTCAACATAAAGGTCTTTGTTATTTAAATACATTAATTTAGCATTTATTTTTTGTAAGAGACTGAACTCTTTTTTGGGAATGCTTTCATGTTATATATTAATTAACTAAAAAAGTTTTAAAAATAAAAAATCCTCAAATTTCTTTGAGGATTTTTTAATATCTAATTAAAATTAAAGTTTAATTCTTTCTTTATATTGTAATTCTTTAATACCTTCAAGTTCTGATGTTAAAACCTCTGATCTCTTGTTTAAGTTCTTAAGAGCAGTAGTTAAAACTTCTGATTCGCCAATCATTTGGATAGAACCTTTAACTTTTTCCATGTTAAATTGAACATCTTCTAATTTAAGACTGATTTCTCTTTCTTTATCTTCTAGTTTTCTTTTAACGATAACTTCTTTACTTAGTCTATTTTCATAGAAATAAGTTAAGTCATAATTTAATTCGTTTCTTACTTCATTTACTAATTCAATTGCTGATTCGTATTTGAAGAAAGAGTTACCATATCTCTCATCACATCTGTAAAGAAAGATAGCGTTCTTGTAGTTAAAAGCAAAACACTCTAAATAAGGATTTACTAAGTTACCAACTCTTTTAACAACATCTAGTTCTACAAATTTATCTAAGTTTTCAGAAACTTCTTGTAAAACTGGGTAAAAGTTTTTGTTTACAATTGGAACGATAGGAGAAGAGAAAAGACTTTCTAATGTAGTTTCTTCGTTCATCTCATCGTCATTGATGAAAAGTCCACCTTTTTTAGAAACTGAAAGACCAAGTGTTAAGTATTCAGAAATTCTGAAGTTAACTCTATCTTCTGTTATAGTAGCATATTTCATTGCCGTTTCAAGAGTTCTAAGTTTTGTTAAGTCTTCTTCATTTTTAACATGATTTTCTAAAAGAGTTTTTTCAATATTATTTTCTGTTAAAATAAACCAAGAATCTTTTATCAATGCAATATGACCATCTTCAACTTGTTCAACAATTGTGAAAATTGATTCACCTTTTCCACCTGATAAAAGATTAGTTCTTTTTTCTGGAGATTTAGTAAGGTTATGAACAAATAATTTAATCTCAGGAACCCAGTCGTAAATTGCTAGTTCATTAAGTATTTTAGACATTCTATCTTGATCAGAATCTAAACTGATTGTTTGTAATAAAACGTTAATAGGTTGTCTGTACATCTCACCTTGATTTTGAGAGTTTAGAACATTATATAAACTTTTTAATTCATATAAAAGTTCATAGTTTTTCATATCATCATTAAGATTTTCAAGAAGTGATTTAACACTTCTATCATAAGTGAAAACTTTAAGTCTCTCATTAAGAGAGCTAATTATAGCTTTTTCTGAGTGTTCATTACAAGCATTCATGTGTCCTTCTATAATAACAGAAATATCTTCTTGGTCAAGTGAAAGATTTTTCTTGAAGTTAAACAGTTCGAGTTTAAGATTCTTCATATTTTAAAATATTTTTTTTTATTTAATCTATATATTACGTATAAAAAGTGATTTTTTACCATTTTTATTTCTATACATTTGGTCCACTTGGGGGATTACTATTTCCTGAATTTGACGACGGTGTTTGTGTATTTACAGTTCTAGATCTTGCTGCATCTCGAGCTTTTAATATATTATTAAACCATCTTGTTCTTTTAGGTGCATACAAGAAATAATCTTGATTTGTTGTCGGTGGTCCACCATTCAGACCAGGATTTGTTCCCGAGTTTGTAGTATCATTTGGAAAATCTGTAAAACTAGTTGTTCCTGATAGAGCAGTTGCTCCACCATCATTTGGTCTCGGGCCTCCAGGAAATGGATAATATGGTGGTCCTGGTACAGCACCAGGAAATCCTGGTGGTTGTGCCCAGTGATCTGGAAATCTGTAGAATGGTGGATTTGGACCTCCTGTTGGCTGTGGTTCAAGCATATTCTCGGGATATCCATCTATTCCCCATTCATTTCCGTCATAAGTTGCCCCATCACCATAAGAAACTGGATATCCTTCCATGCTTATTCTATCTTTTCTAAATGCTGGATAGTAAGTTTGTACCTCAAAAGAAGCCTTTAACTCTATATTATTATCAGATGTTAAATTCTTTTCTCTAGCGAGTGTGATTTGATTTGTATCTGGCATTAATATTACAGCATCAATATTCATAAAGTTATGCTCAAAATACATAAATTTATATAACCACATGGTGTCCATTATAGCTTGACTACACTTAAATGTATCAATCTCACTTGCTAGTTTTATAGTAAGTTCGTAATTGACTGTTATTGGGACAGCTCTTACTTTAGCTAAAACTTTTCTTATTTCCTTTTCATTCTCGACTACCATTCTTAACCAAACGTTTGGATTGGCAAATTCGTCTCCTCTGATGTTAAATCCAGTCATTGTTAAATGACCTCTTGGGATGATGTCAGTATTTAATTCGACAAATCTATTTTCCGAAACTATATCGTCTTGAAATGTGTCAAGTAGAAATCTCTCATCACCTGTAAGTGAGTAGTATATTGGTACTTGAACAAAAACATCTCCCTTGGAAAATCTATTTATCCATTTAATTTGACCTTCTAGTGTATCTAGAACACAAACAGTTAAGTCTCTAAAAAATACATCTTCAAAATTAAATCTTTCTCCTATCATAAATTAATTCGATTGTAGGTTATATATAAAAACTTTTATTTCTCTTATCTTAAACAAAAACAATGTTATTTTATAAAAATATTATGTCAGTTACAAAATTATTACTTTGGGAGAAGTGGAGACCAAAAACACTTGATGATATTATTCTATTACCAAGAATTAGAAATCATTTTAACGAGGGTGTTTCTCAGAATTACATTTTTTATGGTCATTATGGTACCGGTAAAACATCGTTAGCAAGAATACTTATTGGAAAGTATTCAAAAGATAAACCTTACTTAGAGTTAAATAGTTCACTTTTTACATCAATCGATATTTTGAGAAATCAGATAGAAGATTTTTGTAAGTTTAGTCCTATGATGGATTCCGTAGATGATATTAAATATATTTTCTTAGATGAGTTTGAGAGAGTTTCTGCTCAGTTTCAAGATGCGTTTAAGGCCTTTATTGAAAAGTATAATAGGAATGTTAGATTCATAATAACAACAAATCACATTAATAAAATTTCAGATGGTATCAAGTCTAGGATTCCTCAAATTAATTTTGATTGTCAAAGTATTGATGAGGAAAAATACCTAAAACAAGCTATCTACAAAAGAATATCGAGTACAATTCTACCAGATGAGAATTTTGATATCTCAAAAGAAAATTTGGTGTCTATTATTACAAAGAAGTTTCCCGATTTTAGAAGTGTTCTAGTTGAATTGCAGAATTTTATTGATACGGGTGGTCAACAAACTGAGTTTATCAATGTTTCAGCTAAAACAAAGTCTGATTTATATCAATTAATTCTTAATGATAGTTTAGAATATGATGAAACTTATCATTTTTTAATGAATTGTTTTGGTCCGGATAAAATTGATGTTATGATTTCACTTTTAGGTAAACAATTTGTTGATTGGTATATCGAACAAAAACGTACAAATGTTAATAATTTATTTGAGTGTAATTACGTTATTTCTGACTATGGTCCAAAATTACAAGAATCTACTGATCCTATAATACTTGGTATGACAATAATAGGTAAATTTAATAACATATTGAAAAATAAGTAGGAAAGTATATTTAATATATAATTCACCTATGGCTGCATTTAACTTTATTGATTTTTATATTGGATATCTTGGTCATCCTAATTTCAGAGACCCTGAGTTAATTGAGGATGATCTAATAAGAGTTATTGTTCAGAAATATGAGATGATTGTTTTTACTAATAAGGGTGAGGTACTTTGTGAGCCTAATTTTGGAGCAGATCTTACTTTACTATTACATGAAACTAAATTATCAGCTACTGCAATACAAGCTGAGATACGAGCTCAAATATCGGATTACATTCCGGAAATTGAGGGTATAGATTATGAGTTATTAGTCGATTTTTTTGATCATCCTTCAAGGCATTTGGAATATATGGTGATTAATTTCCAAATAGCTGGATATCAAGTTTATGCTAGTGTAGTCTAATTAGATAGGACAACGGCAAAAGGAACCTTTCGTGTTTTAATATATAAAATATGAAAGTATGTAGTAAATGTAAAGAAGAAAAAGAGATATCTAAATTCTCAAAAAGATCGGATTCTAAAGATGGGTATAGATCTCAGTGTAAAAATTGTGTGAATACTCAGGTGTCAAAAGATAGAGTCAATAAGTATTATAAAGATAATCGTGATATTCTATTGAGTAAGAGTAAAGAAAGAAAATTAAAAAAATATGATCCGAATTCAAAAATCAGAACAATTAGGAGAATGTTTGATTCTTGTGATGTGAATCAAAGTGTTTGTACAAAATGTATGAATATAAAAGGTATAGAAAATTTTATAAAAGACAAGAGTAGAAAAAATGGATTATCCGCTCAATGTAATGAGTGTAAAAATAAATACTACAAAAATAAGAAAAAGAATGATATTATATTCAAATTATCGACAACTATAAGAAGTATGATATCATCTTATATAAAATCAAACGGTATTAAAAAGTCAAAAAAATCTGAGGAAATAATTGGATGTGAATTCAAAGACTTGAAAATTCATTTAGAATTGAAATTTAAAGACGGTATGACTTGGAAAAACTATGGAATGTGGCATATAGATCATATAATACCAATAAGTTATGCTAAATCAGACGAGGAAATATATAAATTAAATCATTATAGTAATTTCCAGCCATTATGGGCAAAAGATAATTTATCTAAAGGAAATAGATTTATTGGATAGGGCAACTTGTGGCGGTATAGATATATTTCCAATCTCTCTTTATCTCAACACCTAAAGATGTTGCAGCTGTATAAATATCCTCTAGACATTCACTATCAGCGCCCCCCACTATAGTAACCATTCTCCCTTTTAAGCTTGAAAGTAAATCATATAGTTTTTTACTAAGGTGGTGCCACTTATGATTATTACCAACATATACAATAAACGTTCCTTCCTTAGTTTGAAATATATCTCCTTTTCTAAGTGATTTCTCCTCTTCTCCTTTACTAATTTCATCATAGACCGACTTGTCTAAAATTCTTTTGTAGAAATCAGCGTCAACATCATAGTTATATCTTTTTTCAATTAAATCCTTTTGATTTGGAAAATGATAAAGGTCATCATGTATTGGAATTTCAGGAGTTTCATCATATAAATAGTCTTTATCTACATTTCTACCATCCACATGATTGTCCCACAATTGATAAACACTTTGAAAGTTATTACAATACTTCTTTAATTCATTCAAATACATCTCTGAGAAGTATTTCTTGAATGACTTCTGAACATCAACTATAATTAATATTCCATTACTATGACTCTCAAATGTTTTAAGGAATTTCATATAAACTATATATTAAATAAAAAAACCCATCATTTCTGATGGGTTTATATTTTATTTAAGTTTATTTTATTAAATTGGTAATTCCTCTTCATCTTCCTCATCTTGAGCCTGTCCTTGACCTTCTTCCTCATCTTGAGCCTGTCCTTGACCTTGAGCCTGTCCTTGAGCCTGTCCTTGACCTTGAGCCTGTCCTTGACCTTGAGCCTGTCCTTG